TGTCGGCTTTGCCACGGATGACCACTCGCTCGATCTTCGCAAACTCCAAGGGTGCGCCGTCTGCGCCAGTCAGTTCGTGCTGCTGCACTTCCTTCCAGCGCATCTGCGTCTTGGACCACCAGATGGCCGCCGTCGTGTCGCCTGCCATCACCTTCTGGAATAGGGTTTTCCCTACCTGCGCATTGGCCTTGGCCTTGCCCGAGATCAGTTCCTGGGCAAAGTGCTTGCGCAGGGTGTCGGTGTCGATGCCGTCGCGCACCAGGACAGCGATCTGCTCGATCGGCAGGCCGTATCCGGACATGGCCTCGACCTGCTTGCGCTCGTGGTCGGTCGGCTCGAAGGCTGGTCGGCCAGCCCCAGGACGAGCGCCGCCGTTCGGGCCGCGCTTTTTTGTGACCGATTTTTCAGTTTTTTGCTTCGTTGCCACTTGCAACAACCTCCGCGAAAGGTTTTCCAGTGTCTGCGTGGATGGCCTGCTTGCCGGTGAACTCTTGCCAGCGCTTGACGATGACGTCGCAGTAGTGTGGCGACAGTTCCATCATGTAGCCAGTCTTGCCAGATGACTCGCAAGCAATAAGCGTTGAACCCGAGCCGCAAAACAAGTCCAGGACAGTTTTGCATTCTGCGCCGTATTGCTCAAAGCACCATTCGGCCAACTTGACGGGCTTTTGAGTTGGGTGGACGCGCTTTTGGCCATGCTCGCTCGCTTTGATCATTCCGTTCCACATGTGCTTGAAGATGCGAACGGCTGTTTTTTGGTTTGTCCACGCCAGTTCTGCGTCGGCAAAGTTTCCGGTGTTCTCTTTGTCCCAAACAATCCAGCAAGACGAATTTTCAAGCGCCTGAGCGAAGTAGTTGCCGCCCCAAATGATTTCAACTTTTGCATCTAATGTCTTGATGACTTGAATGGCCTCAATTGCCACGTCGATGGTGTCGTCACCAGCGATGGTGGCATAAATATTCGCCTTAGCTATTTTCGTGGCGCCGACGGTGCCACGACTGTCTTTCGACCCAAAAGGTTTGTCGCCTCCAACCTTAGAGCCTTTGACAATCGAAATCCCATAAGGCGGATCGGTGTAGACCATATCCACAGAAGCCCCAGCCATCAGCGTGGCCACGGCATCCACAGACGTGCTATCCCCACACATCACGCGGTGCTTTCCCATCAGCCAAATGTCGCCGGGCACGGTGCGCGGGTGTTCTGGCAGCGGTGGGGCATCGTCGGGGTCGGTCAGGCCTTCGGTGCCAACGGGTGCCAGCAGCTCCTTGATCTCGTCCAGGTCGAAGCCGGTCAGCTCGAGGTCAAAACCAAGCTCCTGCAGGTCGGCAAACTCCACCTTCAGCATTTCAGTGTCCCAGCCGGAGTTCAGCGCCAGCCGGTTGTCTGCGATCACATAGGCGCGTTTTTGTGCGTCGGTCAGGTGATCCAGTCGGATGCATGGAACCTCGCTCATGCCCAGCTTGCGTGCAGCGAGCACTCGGCCATGTCCAGCAATGATTCCCCCCCCCCCATCAATCAGCACCGGATTCGTGAATCCGAATTCCTTGATGGATGAGGCGATCTGTGCCACCTGTGCGTCGGAGTGCGTCCGGCTGTTGCGTGCGTAGGGTATGAGCGAATCGATCTGGATGGTTTCGAGCTGGTCTGGGAGTTTCATTCTGTGGGCCTTTCGATGTGAACTTCTACGAATCCGCCGACCGTCTCGCCCTTGCGAATGGTCAGCGTCCAGTGTTTGTCGTCTACCTTGAGCACGTCGGACAGGCCATCGAGCCCGGCTTTCATGCGTGCCAGGGCGTTGTCCAGGTCGTACTGCCTGCGGGTTGGCGGGTAGAACGTCAGGGTAAGGTGCAGGCTGGCGGCCTGGATCGGTCGTGCGCCTTCCTCCATGGCCTGCCAGAAACAGAGCTCTCGGTATTGCTTTTTGAGCTTTGCGGTCTTGGCCCAGTGGTTTCTGGCGTTCGGGGACAGGCCGGTGGGTGGCCAGGGAAGGATGATTTTCATCTCCACCTCGTCCAGATCAGCCAAGCGTACAGCGCCAGGACAGCCCACCACTGGCCAAGTGCAACAAGTGCAATGGTCAGCAGGACGGGCCACAGGGTTTCAAGCTGTCCCATTGTCGCCTTCCAGCCGGTCGGCCACCAGGGTGGCGTAGCCTGCGATGTCGATCCAGTTGTCGGCATAGTTCGGGTCGCCGTTCAGGATTCTGGCCACCTTGTGCATAATCATTTCCAGGGCCTCCCGCTGGTCAGGGGCAAGATCGCACCCTCGTTTTGCCTCAAAGACACGAACAGTTGCCTTGAGCTGCTGTGCAATTTCGGCATGGCCATCAAAGGCCCCATACCTGCTGCCGCGCTCGGCCAGCGTTGCGTTGATGTCGGTCATTTCAGTCGCTCCAGTGTTTCGGCCAGCAGATCGGCCTCGGTGAATCCGTAGTGCTTGGCAAAGCCCTTGGTGCCCAGGCCGTGCACGCCGGTGTTGCCTCGGTGGTGTTCCGGGCACAGCGGGATAACGTCCATGTGCTTGGCACGCTGGCCCATGCCTGTTCCGTGCCTGGGGTGGTGTAGCTCGGCCGGTGTCGCGCCGTAGCCGAGGCGGTGGCACACAGCGCAGCCCAGCTCGGCCACGCGGCTCATGTGCTTTCGTTCTGCGATTGTGGTCATTTCGCCTCTATCTTGTAATCGTGGAACACCGTGCCCAGGCTGGCATCGCCAACCTTGCAAGCTTTGACCCAGACGTTTTTTCCGCTGGCCAGTCTGCGAATGTGGCCGCGACGGTCGTGCAGCCTGGGGGATGCGTGTGTGCCGCCTTTCGATTCGCCTCTGGCGGTCTTTGGGCCGATCTTGACGGTGCGCCAGTCGTAGGTCGGCGTTTTGCCTGCAGCGATTTTGCGCCTGTTCGTGAAGGTGTCGGTTATCACGGGCTGATAGCACTCACAGCCGGTGTCCATGCTTTCCAGCCACTTGGACATGGTGGCCAGCATGATCTCGGCCACATCTCGCGGCAGGTCTTGGCCTTCATCGACGGGGCCGTACTTGATCTGGCCATCCACGATGGCGTAAACCATCGGCGGGAAGGTGGTGTATTTTCCAGGCTGTCCCTTGCTCAGGTCGAGCACGATGCCTTCTTCTGGATCGTCTCCAGCGGCCAGCATCATCATCTCGTAACGCTCATGGCTTGAGGTTTGGCCAGCCCAGAGCACCAGGCTTTTCTCAAATGGTGGCCGGTGGGTCGTCAGGTTGTCGATCTTGATGCCGGTGGACAGGTCAGCGCCTGAAATGTCAAACCACTGCATTTCAGTCGGGTCAAAGCCGGATGCAATGACCGACTTCATGATGGAGCGAACGTGGGCTGTTGTCATAGCCTCTCCGTGTGGTTGGTGATGTAGTGGTGCTTCAGCATCTCGATGGAGCCAATTACCTCGTAGACGTTGGAATGGTCACCGAGCACGCAGGACATTCGCAGGCCATCGGCCAGAAAGCCTGCGGCAATGACCGACTTCATGACCGATCGGACATGAGTAGTTGTCATGATGCGTACCCGTCTGAAATGACTTTGGCCTTGGCTTCTTCCAACATCCCGATCAGAGTGAGGCGGTCTGGTGTCGATGAGGTCTTGATTTTGAACTGGCCTTTGTCGTACCAGAATGACAGCACGATCGCAGTATCTGGTTCTTCGTCAATGGCCTCATTCAGGACTGCTTTGGCGTTGACTTTGTGGTGGTTTGGAATTGTCAGGGTTTTGAGTTTGCTCATTTTGTCTCCTTGGTCTTTGCGATGAACTTTGTCGGCGGTAATTTGCCGTTTATGACAGAGCACAAGCCACACCGGGCCAGCACGTTGATGGCTGGTGCGTGTGGGGCGCTGCAGCGCTTGCAGTAGTCATATGGTGTCATTTGCTCTGGCCCGGATGGATGCTGCGATTCTGTGGGCTTCTTCGCTGGTGAACTCATAAGGCTCCTCTGCCAGTTTTGCGCAGGCCTCTCTTTCGGCCTCCACGCCTTCCTGATACCAACGGGCTTTATTGTTGGTGTGGGTGCGCTCTTCTACCAATGCTGCAAAGCGTCCAAGATCATCAGTGTTAACCCTGAATACGCCTTCAACTCCAGTTTCTGGAAGTCCTTGTTCACGCGCCATGCTGATGATGTCTTCTCGTGTCATAAAAACCACCTTTTAATGTGAGCCCAAACAATTGCAGCAATCGTGAACCATGCGCCGACGCCTGCAATCCCAAGCCAAACCAAAGCCCAAATGCCTGCCTTGTCTGCCTCTGTAAGCTTCATGTTATCTCTCCAGTCTCTGGGTCAACGTACTCAGGCGCAGTGAAGCGCACGCCCTGCTGCGCACCGAAGGCCTCGATCAAGTCCTGCAGCTCGCTCATCTCTGGCTTGGTCATCTTGCTGGTGGACTTGCCGAGCACCACAAAGCCGCCATCGATTCCAGGCACGACGTCCTGCTTGGTCATCGAGGCGGTCATCACGTGCTTCCATTCTTCGGCGCTCAGCTTGCGGCCGTACCAGTCGACCTGCTTGGCCACGTCGGTCAACATCGCCCACAAACGCGCATTTTGTGCGAGTGTGCGGGTTTCTGGCTTGATCTCCACCACCATGCGGTGGCCAGCCATCAGCAGGGACTTGAGCAGCGGCCAGATTTGCTGTGTCAGGACTTTGTGGGCCTGCACCGGCTCCCAGAGGGTGAATCGTTGGCGCTCAGTCATTTGATTCCCTCCCGGACTGCGATCCAGCACTCGTCAAGGCTGAGGGGGGTTTCGTCAATGCCTGGCGGACGAATTCCAAGATGCGCTCCCGGCCAGGGTTCTGCGGAAACCTCTCGATGGCCGCCAGCATCCCGGATGCCGCCTGTTTGTTCGGCCGGGTGCTCAGCACCAGCCGGGTGCAGCACGACAGG